TAATACCAAACAACGCTTGAGTCATCTTCAAAAGAATTACCTACTGCCACTAACTCAAACTTTTTAATAAATTTAAGGTTAGACGGTTGACCAAAATCCATTGGATTACTTTTATATTCCATTGTATAATAAGTATCACCACCGCCCCATACATCTAAATCTAAGTTGCCGTAATATTTATAAATTCCATTTTTCCTACCCAAGTATAAACCATCGGGTGTCTGTAAAAAAGAATAAGGGTAAACACCATTAGCAGGAGTTGTGCTGTCGTACCATGTTGTTACTCTGGCTGAACCATCAGGCAGTATATTCTGTAAACTGAAACAATACACTAATTGTTTATCAGGCATTGACAATAAATAAAAGCCTTCATCTGGAGAATAAACACTAGCCATTTGGTCTTTATCAGAACCCATAACATCGTTTAAAAAAGTATTATGTACGTTTTTACTTAGGTTGCCCATAGGTAAAGACTTTTCTTGTATAGTCCTACCCAATGTACGTAAACCGTCATCCGATAAGAATACAAGGTCTGACCCTGTAAACTGTACAGAATCTCTTGAAATACACCCTACATTTCTAACTGTATCTGATAATGTCATGCTTGATGGTGATGACGCTCCTGAATAAACAACAATAGAGTTTTTACCAAAAATAATTAAAAAGCCATTATGTGCCGCTAAAGCTGTAATCTGGTCAAAACCAGAAGGAAACACAGTTGTTAAATCTAGCGAACCTGAAGTACCTCCAGACCATGCTCTACCGTTTAGTGTGTCAGACCAATACACTACACTTTTATCTATAGAGGAGTCTGCAATCCAAACACGACCAAAGGCTGAAAGAGCTTCGTTAGCTTCTATAGGAACTGTACCTACTACTCCTGTAGCGTTTGACATCAGCTTAAGTGTATACTCACCACCTTCTTTGGTAAATACCATAGGTTCATGATTACGTTGGAATAAATAAGCATGATTCTGTAGCTGTACTATTTTCCAGTTATTAGCTGTAATTGAAGCACCCGCAGGAGTAATATCTGTTAAGGTACTTAGTCCTTTGAATATTTTATTATTCCCTGCTACAATGTATTCTTCAGAACCATCAGAAGCTACATATTTAAACAATGCGTTGGCGGGATGTTGGTCTCCACTACCTGTTCCTACATAGTTAAGAGGAGTGTACCCCTTGCGAGCGGCAATCCGACCGTGCTTATCAATAACACAGTTTTCAGCTTTAGACGCAAAGGAAGGGTCTATAGCGGCAGGAGAATCTTGGGTATTTAATCCCGCAAAACCTACAGCTTCTATTGTAATGTTCTGTAATTGAGGCATTATGCTGTATACCAAATAGTTTCAGTTGGGTGTCTAGCCGCATCTAATGCTATAGCGTCTGCAAGTGTTGCGTCTGCTTGTGCGTATAATTCAGCAGAACTCATACCGCCTGTTTCTCCTCGCTCTCTGGAAGCTAAAGCAACAGCGTATTGAATAACAGGTAACGAAGGAACTGCTATTGTTGCTGTATCATTTGAGAGAGTGTCGCTTCTATCAATAAAATCAAATTTTAAATTATATACTGCATCAGGAGTAGGATAAAGTTTTATTTTTAAACCACCGTTGTCATGTACACCATGATACATAAAATATTCAGGACTTCCAGTAATTACGTCCGACAAAAGTGTCTTATCATTAAACCATTGTTTAGATACGTTTTTAAGCCTAACATTAGAAGTATCATTAACAGCATCTAATTTAGAGCTATTTTGTTTAATACTATCTAATGTTAAATCACTGCTATCTGCAACAGTATCTTTTGAAGTAGTAACTCTCAGTGCTCCCCAATCCCAAGAATCCTCTACAATGCGAATAGCATCGTTAACAAATATACCAATTAGTTTTCCATAGTCAGTAGCACCTGAAACAGAACTATCGCCCGAAGTACCTTCAACAGTCGTGACTTCTGCTTCCCGTAGTCTTTTTAATACATTGTTTACAAGGTTTAAATAAGTCATTATATTCTCTGTCTTCTGTTTGTTAATAATCTTTCTTGATTAAGTTGTTTTATTGTTTCTTCTAAAGGATTAGATGATAAGTTTACGTACTGCTCTGGTTGTGGTGTAGTAACTGCCTGTGGAGTAATACCTATTGGAGTTTTAAACTTAAACAATTCTTTAGAAAATAAAGATTCTATATTAGTTTGTTTTGGTTTTCTTTTTGGAGCTAATGCTTGTTGTCTAGCAGTTCCGTATCCACCAAACAAACCACCGAAATCTATGTCAAGGTTGTCTTTAAGGAATTCTAATGCAGGGTCAACTAGCTCGTCACCAACAGTATCTATGACATCATCAGCCGCGTCTACTATTGGTTCAACAGTTTCTTCTACTGTATCAAGTACAGGGTCAACTACTTCGCTACCAATAGTATCTATACCCTCATCAACTATATCTACTACAGGTTCAACAGTTTCCTCTACAACGTCTACTACAGGTTCAACTACTTCACTACCCACAGTATCAACAACTTCATCAACTACGTCTACTACAGGTTCAACTACGTCTGCTACAGTATCTACTATAGGTTCAACAGCAGTACCTAACGCTTCTGCTCCAGTAACTAAAGCGTTTCCAAGTGCTTCAATTTCTTCAGGAGTTTCAAAGTTTAAATCTACGCTCGGTAAAAGTTCTCTAACAGCGGCATAAGCATCTTCCGTTACACCTCCGATTATTTCACCCGCGTCATCAAACAGTGCTCCTTTCAAAGCCTCTTCTGCACTTTCGCCATTAACAGCAACATCAAAAGCAACGTCTACAATATATTCATCAAATTGTTCATTTGATAACGTGAGTGTTGCCGCATTAATACCTACTTCGTTAAGAGTAGCTTTAATTGCATCTTTAGTTAAAACATCTCCCGCGTAAATTGTAGCACCTGTTGTAAGTGCTTGCTCTAAATCTCCTGTCTGCGCTAATACTTTTGCACCCTGAAACACACCTGCAAGATTAGGCATAGCAATAGTCATTATATCTAAACCGACATTAAAGAGTTTAGAAAATAAATCAGGAGCAGGTGCGTCTTGATAACCAACCAAACTATATTGACCTATCTCGCCCACATTAAAAAAGTTATCTCGTTCAGCTAAATATCCATTTAGTACAGTTCCTGTGTTTAAATGAGCAGAAGGGGTTTGTTCCGCTAATCCACCTTCTTCTCCAACTCTAAGACCTGTCGGTATTCCTACACCAGACTCTAGTTGAATGTCATTACGATTTAAGTAATCACGCATAACAGCCGCTTGAGCATCAGCCGCTTTTCTAAGTGGAGAGTCTTCCGCTAAATTATTGTATTGGTCTAATTCTATTTTAGTTTGGAAGTCAGGAGCACCTATTGCTATTCTATAATATAAATCTGTCCACTCGTCAGAGCCTGATTCTAGTTTAGCCTGTTCAGCATATAACGTACCTATGTATACAGAATCCGCATACTGTTTAGCTTCAGCAAAAGTTTGAGGATTTTGTAATGCTTGATTAGCGTCTTCTACAGCTTGTCTACCATCTACTCTATTTTGTAAATCTTGTCTATAATATTTAAAGTCAACTTCTGCACCCCACGGGTCTAAGTTGCCTGACAAAAGGTCAGTACGCATTTCCTCCATGTCTGCAAGCTCGGTTTCATTAAACACCCCTGAGTCTCTAAATATTTTATATTCTTTTTCAAACTGTTCAATCTGGTCGTTAGAGGCTCTTCCTGTCTCAACCCAAGTAGCATTGAATCCCCAATCAGCGGGTCTACGTGGGTCAGGATAATGAGTAACTCCGTTAATCATATAAGGTGCGTTATCAGCATCATAATCATAAGTTTTGTCTTCAAACCCAAACTGGAAAGTATCTATGTCGTAAGTAAAATTATTCAAATATTCAGGGTATTGAATTAAGTCTTCTGATTCTGGCTCTGGTTCTATTGAAACAGTATCGTCTGTATCAACAGTGTCTGCTAATTGAGAATCAGGAGAACTTACAGTATCGTCTTCATTTATATCTACAATTACTTCTTCTTGTTCTTCTTCTTCTGGTATAACAGGTTCTACTGTTTCAACAGGTTCTTCTGTTTCAACAGGCTCTTCTGTTTCAACAGGTTCTACTGTTTCAACAGGTTCTACTGTTTCAACAGGTTCTTCTGCTTCAGCTTGTGCTTGAGCATCAAAGTCGGGATTACCTGTAAGTGGATGATTATAAAATAAATGTTTTTCTAATTGGTCATAAGCCCACGAAGGAACATCAGGGTTGCCCATTGCATTCATTAAATCATCAAAGTCGAGCTCTCCATCACCAGTAAGGTCAAACTCAAAACCGCCTATCGTTGTTTGTGCAGGAGGACCTGTAGGTTCTGTTCCGCCTTCAATATAATCTTGTAGTTGTTGGTAAACCCAATCTTGTTCTTGTGCCGCAGGTTCAAAGTAATCAAGCGCGGATATTTCTCCGTCTTGGTTTAAATCAAAATCAAAATCACCAAAAACAAATTCACTTTGCGGTACTATATTAAATGCGTCTGTAATTTCTGTATTACGTAATTCTTCAGGAAATAAATTATCTTCTGCCCATTCTTCTCGAGTTGCCGAGGATTGGCTGTTATCATATAAAGTATTTAACTCTTCAATGCTTCTAATTCTATCAGGGAGTTCATCCCATTTGTTGTTATTCCGCGTAACACCTGTTTCGTCTAATACTTCTTGCTCAAACAAATGTCTTTTTAAACTATTATTACCTACATTATCATTCATCCAATTTGTAAATTCAGTCCCACTAGCACCTTCCTTAAGGTCCGTGTATAAGTCTGATTTTTCAAATTGACTAAAAGCAGTAGGGGCATTAAACGTAGTATTAATTTGTGCCAGTACTTCATCAGCATCTGCTTTAAGAGCATTCATACTGCCTTTATTGTCACGCATAACCCAGTAAGTATATAAAGCAACTAACTCAGATTGCGTTTGCATTAAATCATTTAAAGCGGCACTTGATGCTTGTGAGCTTGCGTTAGAAGCAACCTCTGCCCAAACTAAAAAATCTGAAAGAGTACTGCCTCTATAATTAGGTACTGACATTATTTATCCCTCTGTACTTTTTTAGTTTTTTCTACAGTTCGCATTGCACCTAAACCTAACATACCCATCAGTACTGGCATCATAGTAGCCATATCTAAAACAGGGATTTCAATGGTAGAATCGGCAAGAGCAAGCGCAAAATTTGCCATCGGGATAAGAATGTACTGACTCGCAAGTCCAATACAACAAGTCCAACCAACAGCAGGTCTCCACCCCGACACAAATAGGCTTCTGTGTGCCGCTTCTGTCTTATTAACTTCAAGTTGCGCTTTCGCAAGTTCCTGCGCGTGTTTTTCAGCCATTGTCGAAAGTTCAAAGGCGATGGCATTTTTCTTGTCTTTATCCTCTATGAATTTGTCAAGTAATCCTGAAACAGGTCCAATTAGTTGTTGTAACATAAATGCCTCACTTAAGGGGATTAGACAAGTAATCCATACCTTGCCACAAATCCTCTACCTCTTTAGTCAATGTCTTTATCTTACCATTAACATCGCCAGTGTTTTCTATTATAACTTCAGCTTTAGCTACTGTACCTTTCATAGCCTCTATCTCGTTAGCTAACTCAGAAACGTCTGTATTGAGTTCTAAGAGCTTTTCTTGCTGACTTAGTAGTGTCTCTAGTCTTGTCCCTAAAGTAGCTAGATTCTGCTTTATAGGGCTTATATCGGGTATCTGTTGTGCTTCCACTGCTTCCAGTCTTGAGTACAAACTAGAGGCTGTCCATACGCCACCGCCTATTGTACTACCGATACCCAAGACTATGGCTATCCATACACCCTTAAAGCTAGTACCGCCAATTTTTAATTCTGTGCTTTCTAAACTCATAGTTCCATGCAGTCCGTGCCGAACATAAAGCAGTTGTAGTTTTGTGCTGTTGGTCCAGTTTGATAAAACTCTGATTCACTACCTACGGCTAGTATGTCAGCCTCAGATACGTATAAGTCTAAACCAAAGTCTTGACCATTCAAATAGACTGCCGTTAGGTTTCTAGTTGTGTTATAACCCATAGCTACCCATTGAGATTCAGCATTGTAAAAAATATTTGTTTGTTCCGCAGTAGTGTTAGCATTTTCAATGCCTTGCTCGAGAAACTCTACAGCCTGTTCATTACCCGCTACCGCTAGGAATGCACTAGCAGTATTAGCGTGTGTTTCAATATCATCTATACTCTGGTTGTAAGTTTCTACTTCTTCCTGAGTAATTGTAAGCATTTCTTCGTTCTCAACTACAAACGTCTGTACGTCTGCTTCTTCTTGAGGACTAGCGGCTGTCTCTGCTTTCTCAGCTACTTCCTGTACAGCAATCATATCGACAACTACATCTGTAAATACCCCAACAGCTTCCTCAAGCATGTCTAGCTCGGTGTAGGCTTTTTCTTCAAGTACTGCCTGTAAGTCACCAAACGGTTGATATGTAGAAATATTTGACAAAGCACTGTTGTATGCTTCTAGTTGCTCTGAACTAATGTGTGCTGTAGATGACACAGTGCCGTCTGATAGGGCATCACCATGATGTCCGTATTCTTGAGCCGCACCTACAAGTTTAATACCTTTGTCTATTTGGTCAACAATGGCACTGGAGGTGTTTATTAAATCTACGTACTCACTGCTTTGTGCTACGGAACTTAGCACTAACAGAGATAATATCGTCTTCTTCATCTACAGTTTCTCCTCCAATGTTTAATATAGTGTTGTACCAATCTTTAGTGTCTTTGTTGTAGTCAGGTATGTATGTTTCTGGTTGTCTCTTCATTATTAATACTGCACGTTTACCAACTACTAGTTTTCCGTTACTTAGTATAGGACAAGGAGTTCCTGACAAAAACATACTTCTCCAAACCTCTACTGCTTCACACATACGGGCTACAGCGGCTACCTTCATTCCTAAGTCTGCCAACAACTTAGCGTCTCTTCTTCGGTCACAGTTAGGGTCTACTTCGTAACTACCGCTACTAAACCCTACACCTACTGTTTGTAACGAACCTCCTGACCCTTTAAGGCAAGTGTCCATACCATTTGACATATAACTCGGTGTAATGGCTGAACCTACTGGTATTTCGCTACTGCTTCCTGCTCCGTTGTATGTGTTGCTTACTGACTTATCTTCCGTACTATTATTGCTATTAGTCGTACTGCTCTCTCCGTGGTACGTATTGAGAGAACCTTCTTGGGCGTTGTCAGCCAGTGTTACCCAACTGAACAACATCATTAAACAAAATAGTTTCTTGCTCACTTTCTATGAACAATCTTTTGTACTGTGTCTGATTCATAGATACGAATACCTAACCATACAATAGTAAACAAACTAGCCAATGGGGGCAACCAAGCCACCATAGACATTACTCCAGTCGATGCCGCAAATACGTCTACAGCTTGTTTTGCTTCGTTAGTCATAGCGAGTTCCTTATGCGCTTTCTAAAGCTGTAATGCGAGCTTCTAGTTCTTGTATAGTTTTAACCAACAAAGGTACTATCTTAGCTTGGTCAATACCCTGATATATAGGATTACCTTCTGAGTCAACTGCATCCTTTTCTCCCACAACAGCATCAGGAACTTGAACTGCTAGTTCATGTGCTAAAAAACCATCAGTTCTTTCTGTAGAACCTATCCATTGAAAATTAACAGGATTTAAAGCAAGTGTTCTAGTTGTAGCATTAGGGACGGCTTGTAGGTCTTCTTTTAAACGATAATCAGAAGAAGTAGCGTAAGTTGTAGCATATTGATTGTGGGTGATACTTCCTACTTGAGTACCGTCTGCATCTTGAAACTTAGCAAACAAAGATGCTGTTGATGTGTTACTAGAAAAATGCTTGTGTACAAGAGAATAAGTAGTTTGAGACGCTGTTCCATTAAACGTCAAAGTATTTACACTAGGAAGAACTTTTGGTGCAACTTCAACCACACCACTAGAGTGTCCTACAAAAAGCCTACCATCAGCAGTATTAACAGCTAATTCTCCTTGAGTCAAAGACGAAGGGGCATTGCCTGTAGAGCCGTTAAATTTAGTTATAAGAGTTGCCATTATATTATACCTGTCTTAAAACAATAAGATGGAAAGGGAAAGGGGCTTCCGAAGAAACCCCTTGAGTTACTACTATTATGCAGAAACTGCTAAGTTAAACGCGGCATCGCTACGTAGAACAGAAGCACCATACAAAGTGTCAGCAGTGTATAGAGTAGCAAGGAAGTCTTGCTTGTACTGAGTCTGTGAACGAACGCCCATTTGCTCCGCAAGAACCATAGCGTCCTTGTGGAATATCATAGCTTGTTTAGTGTCTGTAGGAGAAGCACTGTTGTTACCTGCCTCTTCAATAACAGGACAGTTAGAAGAAACAAAGATGTCGATACCATACAAGTTACCGATTTGACCGTTGTTTACAACACGACCATCTACGAAGTCACTTGAAGAGTAGCGGTCAATGCCCATAATAGCATTACGTAGTGAAGGTGGAACTACAAAGCAACGACCATCCATAGGTACATCAGCATCATCCATTTCTTGAACTAATTTACGGAAACCTGCATCAGTAAATACGTCATTTGCACCATCAAAAGTATTAAGAGCATAATCGTTTAATGCGCCAGTGCTGTCAATGTACTTAGTACCAGTACCAACGTAGTCACCACCGTTATCACCAAACTGCTTACCAAGAGCAAACAAGTCAGCGTCTACTTGTTTAGCTAGAGCGTAACCCGCGTCACCAGTGTAGAACTGACGAAGAGAAGAAAGTGCTTGAGTCTCAGTGATGTCTTCGATTAGACGTGAGTACTCGAAGTGTTTGTCTAGTGTAACTGTTACTTCGGCTTCAGTAGCGTTTTGAATAGTAACCGCAGTACCTTCAGCTTTAGCATGTGCATCACCACGAACAGGCTTAGGAATGTGAAGAGTATCACCTTTCTTGCCAGTCATAGATAGTTTCTTGACTAGGTTAGCTAGTACAAGGTTTTTCTGATAAGAGGCAATAACCTCGTCACTCCAGATTTCTGGGATGAATTTTGCCGCGCTAGTGTTGTCTACTGCCCCGCCCATTGCGGGATAAGTTGAATCTGTCATTTTAAATTCTCCAAAATAATATTAGTTTCGTACCCTCCCTTCTGAATACGCTTGCATAATCTCATTTGACAATGCTTGGTATCTATCTGGGTCAGTACGCATTAGTTTAATAATGTCTGCGCGTCTATAAACCTTTTTAGCTCGTTGCTCACCGCTACCTCTAGCATTGCCAGTTGATGCGGATTTAACAGCACGTTTCCTTTCTTTCTTCTCATTGACAACAGTCTGCTTAACTACTTGCTGACGTTCCTTCCATAAAGAGAACAGTTCATCAGCGGCATCGTAATCATACTGTTTATCAGCTTGAACAAAAAGCTGTTGACGAATCTTTGAATCCTTAATCCAGTTAGCAAACTTCTCATCTTGCAAAATGTCCTGCATATCAGGATGTTTATTTTGCAGTTGGTTCATTGCTGTAGACTGACGATATTGGTTGCTGATTTGTTCAGCTTCCTTTATCTTAGGATGATTCTCAATAGCTCTAGCGACTGCCTTGTCGGGGTCACTAAAAAAGTCTATTTCTTCGTCAGGTTGTGTTGCTTGTGTTTCTTGTGCGGAGAGTTGTGTCTGTATGTAGTCATCGACAACCTTTCGTAACTCACCTACTTCAGAACTTTGCTTACCTAAAAGTTTCTCAGCTTCTTGGTGCATCCTTACAATTTCTGCTGTAGACTTCCCTTGATACTTCTCAGGTACTTCTGATTCGGTTTGTTCTTCTACTTGAGTTCCCTCATCTTCTAATTGAGGCTCTTGTTCAGTTACTTCTTGTTGTTGTTGTTGCTCTAAGGTTTCGTTTTCTACGTCTTCTACAGGACGCTCTTCTATTATTCTTGCCATCATTAAACTCCGTGACTTAATCATTATGGAGGTGTATTTAGTGTAAGGGTTTCGATGTGAGAATTATCCTTACGTTTGTAATGTTATACCATGTTTCCTTTCGTACTTGACTTGTTTCTCTCTTTGTTTAGACCACTTACGGACTTCCTTCCAAGAGTTTTTATCTCCTTGTACTTTAATAGGTGTAACAATTTTTCTAGCTATCAATTCGCAATCTGGACATTGTACTTCTGTAGTTTCCGTATCTACAAATTTTTCATTGACATGTCCGTTATCGCATTGGAAGTCGAACATTGCTCTCACGAGTCTAGCTCTACTTCTGGTTCATCTTGCTGTTGTTTAGCTGTTTCTATCTGCGCTTCAAGATTCAGCATATTAGCCATGACTGCCAGTTGTCCCTTACGAAAGTAAAGGTCTTTGTCGTCTTGACAGGCTTCTACTGAGTTGATGTTGACTGCACTTCCTTTTAGGTCTTCCGTTAAGTTTTTCCAACCATCTGAACGGAACATTTCCTCAAAGGAACGATAGTACTTCTCAAGTTCTACTTCTGTCATAAACTGTTTCTCCTTAATGGACAGCTTTTATATTAATTTATATAATATACTTAATGTATACTATAGGAATATTATACCATATTTGGTCACAAAAGTCAAGTATTATTTTCTATACTTAGCGGTCTTCTTAGCAATCTTCTTAGGTTGCTTACTAACCTGTTTACCTGCTTTGGTGTCAGCGCGTTTCTTACGTGTTGTGGCAGCATATTCCTTCTTGGTCAAAGCCTGACGAGCCTTTTTAGGTAAGTAGCGTTCACCTGTAGCTTTCTTACCTTGAGTGCTTGGTTTACCAGACTTAGTACCCCACTCTTCTTTGGTCCACTTCTTCAGACTTTTTTGTGATTTCTTAAGAGCCATTACTTCTTACCCTTTGCTTTCATCTGAGCCTTTTTGGACAAGTCTTTAAAATGAAATAGTTTTACGCTTGTTTTTGTGTGAGACTTATTAGTATGTAACTCACCATTAGGCATTTTATGTGTATTGCCTTTATGTTCAGTACCGTCTCTTTTATAGTGTTTAACACCTTTCATTTATATCCTCCACCCTTAGCTTTGTACTCTTTGGCAAGCATCTGTGCTTTCCTAGCAGACCACTGCCCTGCCTTACCACCCTTAGAACCTGCCTTAATTTTATTAAACAAGTTCTTACGCATAGTAGGCTTGGTGTAGTTACCCGCCTTGTTTACTGTGGATTTCTTTTTAGCGGGCATTAATACTTACCCATTTTCATTGGTTTCTTTTTAGGTTTAGCTTTAGCTTTAGTTTTTTTCTTAGGCGGTCTTCCTACTTTACTACCGTATGTGCCTTTACCGTATGGCATAATAGCCTCCAATTACCATTTAACTTTATCAGCCCAATAAGCGGCAGACATTTTACCTTTGGCAATATTCTTACCGTGTCTAGCCTTAAAGGACTTACGTTTAGCTTTCATCTTAGCGGATTCACCTGACTTAGGTTTACCCGCAGTCTTTGCTCCCTGCTCTCCAAAGCGTATGGTCTTAATCTTGTCACCTTCCTTAGCAACCACTACATGAGATTTCTTAGGGTGACTGGGTGTACGCTTTGGTTTGTTAAAGCCAGATACTCCTGCTCTAGCTAGTCTTGGGTCTTTTTTTGCGGGCATTAGACTTCACCTCTGGGGGTGTCAATGGGCGTTCTTTGAGGTCTTGGACCTCTACTGCCAATGCCTCTATTTTCTTGAGGGTTTGCTCGAAGGCTTGGTTGACTTGCTCGATTGCGTGGTTGAACTGGTGCTGTGTTACCATTAGGAGTTTTCCCTTCTTCTTTGACAGCTACTTCACGTTCTTTTAGTAACTGCTCTGATATTTTAAGACGCTTCTGGAACTCTTTGTCATCAGCGTCTCCTGATTTAAGATTAGCCGTAACTGCCTTAATACGGTCAATCTCAAGTTCTTGTGGTACAGCTTGAGCCTCTGTAGCAAGTTTTTGTGCTCTAGCTTGCGATTCGATAGCCTGACCTTGTAGTGCCGCAGTTTGTGACTTCTGGAACTCAATTTGTGCTTGTTGAGTAGCCATAGCCATTTGTTGTGCTTCTGGGTTAGGCTGATTAGCTTGTTGTAGAGCCGCTATTAGTTCTTCACGGTTAGCCAAGTTCATGTTATCAACGATTGACATAATCAACTGTGAGTACATTGGACTATCTGGTTGCATAGTCTGTAGTAACTGTACAAGCTGTGTAACCTCATACTCACGGGCAATGATACCTAGACTGCTAGAAGTATGGAACTTGTAGTCCGCAACAGGGTAACGCTCAGGATTAAACTGCATATAACGATGTGCGGCTTTAGTTACGAAAGGAATAAGGAAAGATTCTTGGAAGTTAATGAGGGTACGCTTGTGACGCTTAATAATAGCACCGAGGCTCATAGAGATACCTGCGGCTGTTTGTTCACCATTAATAGAACCTGCAATACCCGCAGAGTCAATAGCACCTGTAGCTGTTTGTACCATCTTCTGTAGTTCGTTGGCTTGTGCGAACGTAACCTGACTAACATTACCAAAGTTAAGAGGCTGTAAAACTTCTCTTGGGTTTCCGTTAGTTAAAATAGTTTTACCTGCACGTACTTCTGGTCTAGCACCTCTAGGCATACGTGTAGCGTCCATAGCCATCATTGGGTGTATGGTCAATGCAAGAGCATCAATTCTAGCTCGTATTTCAGCGTCTAACGCCTTTTGTGAGTTATACCCTTTCTCGCATACCCCTCTGCCCCAGAAACGGCTAGGAACGACATCCCACGGGAATGCAACAACAGGTCTATCATTCATCATGTATGGATTAGCTTCAGCTTTTAATAGAGTACCGTCATTAGCAATAACAACAATAGCTTCTACATAGTAAGAAGTATCCTCGTCATCTATAAGCAGTTCTTCTACTTCTTCTTCTGTTTCTTCTTCTTCTTCTTGTGCCGCTTTTAATAAATGACGAGGTACTAATCCGTAGTATTTAGTCAAGCGTACTTTATCGTCTTCAAACACTGACAAATCTTTATCTGGCTC